CCACTGTCATACCGGACATGCAAGCCCGAATCTTGAACACTGGAACGAGCTGCAATTTACAGCCGCGCTCGAGATCGAACCGCGCTCGAAACTTTGGAGGGCGCGAAAGTGACACCTGAAAGACGCATTCAAAAAGCGATCATGGCTTACCTGTGGGCTGTTGGGATTTTCTCTTGGACCAACGCAAGCACCGGGACGTTTGACCCGACTCGCAAGGTGTTCAGATCCAACAAGGACAAATACAAGATCAAGGGCACGTCTGACATTCTTGGAATCCTCCCAGACGGAAGGCTGCTTGCGATTGAAGTGAAGTCGGAAACCGGAAGGCTGACACCGGAGCAAAAAGAATTCATAGGGTCGATCAACCGGCGCGGTGGGTTGGCGTTCATGGCGAGGTCCGTGGACGACGCAAAGGCGTCTCTCGCACCTTGGGTCAAAAACGTGACGCCGAATCAACCTAGTCAATCCTCGCAAGTCCTAGAGGGTGTTTAGGTATGAACCTCTATTTATTCTATAGCGTTAGTGTACTAATTCAGTCAAGAAAGGTGGGGTTATGGGTATGAGAGCAGGGAGAATGATCTGCATGGATTGCGGAAAATTTAGTTCAGAACACAGGACCGGCAAGTGCCCGGAGTGCAGGACCAGGCGGTGCGCGATTTGTGACGTTCAGTTCATTTATCAGAGGGTGGACCAAACCCGCTGCGGTCCCCACCGTGGGATCGTGGACAAGGAAGCGTACCTGACCCGCAAGAACAACGCGGTGACACATTACCGGGACATTCGTTACCCAAGGAGCATGACGTGACCACCGAGACACCAACGTTTTTAGACTTGGTTCGCAAAGATCTTCGCTTTGAGGCGAACGATTCAGAGATCCAGCAACTAGAGGCAGATCCAGACAACTGGCGCAGCATTCTTGTTCACGAGATTAAGAACCTCGACGACGTAATAATGGATCTTCGGCAGCAGTGCTGGCCGCTGGGCAAGGAAGGGAAAAAGAAGTTTCAAATTGAACGCGCTCCGCTTGCGGTTCGCAAGACAATGATTCAAAAGAAACTCCCAGAAATTAACCTATTAATCAAAGAGCGAAACATCAAGCGCTCGCAAGAACGCGCAAAAGAGTTGGGAATTAAGGCCACAGAGAGAATTGATTACGGCGTTGAGCTGATGGAAATCAAGAAGATGCTTAAAGAAATTAAGTCGCTACTCACAAAGAAAAGAAAGAAGGCCAAAAAATGACCCACCTAACCTACCTCTCCATCGGGGTTTACTTCGGAATTTTCTTGGGCGTGTTTCTGGCGGTGAGCGCGGGATGGAATTTTAGATTTTAACCAACGGAGATAATTATGGGAATAAAAATGAAAAAAATGATGACCGTTCCGAAGACCATTGAGGGGCTTCGTGATGCAATTTTCGACGAAATAAACCAACTACGATCAGGTAAGGGAAATCTTCAGCAGGCGCGGGCCGTGGCTCAGTTGTCGGCTCAAGCGATTGATTCAATGCGCGTACAAATCCAATACGGAAGAATGGTAATGCAGGCCAAAAATGAAAAGCCCCTACAACTTGGTTCTGACCAGACGTAAGCATCCACCGCTCAGGTTCATGTGTTGGACCTGTCGGCGCAAGATGAGTCTAAGGGAAGCAAAGAGATCTTATCGAAGCCCGATGTCCCGATTTCTAGGACAACTGTGCTGTGAATATTGTCAGGGCAGTTCCTATTACTCTAGGGCATGTAGCTTCCCGCTAGAAACAAACGGCAAGGGTCGGTCTAGAAAACACGCCCACGACTATATGCTTGATGAGCAGATGTGGACCATATGGCTTGATCGGCTAAAGGATTGGCTGCGGAGAGAAATACGGATAGCCGGAAAAGTGGATTTGTCGCGCTATCAGAAAACCAAATAACCAAGCCCCCACGGGCAGAAAGAGAGAAGTACAATGGCTTCATATACAAACGTTTACATTAACGACGGAACCTCACGGGAAGAGCGGCTGCAAGACGAGGTTCATCAACTGAGGTTCGAGAAAGAAGTTTTACAGGACAAGCTTGAGAGAGTGAGAAAGGAAATTGCAAACATTCCCGCAGCAGTCAGAGAGTGGGGCTGGGTGGAGATTTCAGACGACACCGGAAAAATTAAACTCATTGCCGCTATTGAAGTGAAGTAACCCCCGCAGAAGGATTTTATGAAAGCAAAAATGGGCGAACCAAAAGAGATTGATGACGGTCGTAAGGATTGCTGCATTAGCGTGAACGGAGTGAAAACTTTCATTTTCACCGAGGAAGGAATGAAGGCCCTTGGTATTTCGTATGATGACGGGAAGGTATTGGTAGCGGCGATTACTCAAATGCTCGTGAATCAGATTAGTCAGGCAGGTGCCAGATGACCCCCGCGAAGGAAGAGATGGAGAAGAAAGCTCACGATATTGCCACCCGGATGGACGCACTTTATGACGAATGCGTCGGGGTGGTTATTGAGCATCCGGGCAGGGAAAACACTTACTCTCCTTTTGCATCTGAGAGGTATGAGAGAGAGAGGCGCGAGTTAGTTGCCCAAGCCCTCCTCGAAGCCCACGCCAAGGGGCTGGAGGATGCTGCTAAGTTGGTCGAGGAGCTTGAGGGTGTGGACTATGGAATCCGCTCCCTAGCCAGCAAGGAGGGTGGAACGTGAGAAAAAGGTTTTGGAAAATATACGGAGTCAATTCGGAATCATGGGCAAACCGATACGGTATCCAGCCGTTTGAACATCCTTGTGCGTGCGGCAGGGTGTTCAAAACAACGATACCGATTCGGAGCGGTCAACTGGTCGGCCTTATGGCGGAGAATTGTGAGTGCGGCAATACAGATGCGCCGTTTTGTATTGTTCGTGCGAACGGAGATTTATTGGCAATGACCCAGCGTGATTGGGAGATTGGGATTAAAAAGCGCCGATATGCCAGCAAGGAGGGTGTGTGAACAAGGTTAAGAATTGCTGTGAGAACTGCGACTTGTGCGAGCGTGGGGACGACGACATTGGCGACCCAGAAGGGTGGGTGTGTACAAATCGTGTTTTGAATTACAAGAAAGAGCAAAAAATGCTGCAGCAAATGGAGAGCGAGAAATACAGGGCAAGGCATAAGCGGTGCTTTATAGAGAGAGCATGTGAGCCATCAGTAATCATTCTAAATAAGCCAAAAGCAGAAAAGGAGCCCCCATGCTCGACCTAACCGAAATCAAAAGACTGAGAGAACTTAAGCGTAGGTATATGTCTATAAACTGGCGCGATGACATAGACTTTCCATATAAAGAGTATCAAGCGCTGCGAGACAAATGGGACCCAATCGACGTTACCCCGTTGCTGATTGCCGAACTGGAGGCGCTTCGTTCCGAACTATCCGAGCAGTGCCGGGTTAGTGGACAGGGTGCCGAGCGGGAGTTGAAGTTGATGACAGAGATGGAGGCGCTTCGGAAGGAGCGGGACGGTCTGCGAACCGCTCTTGAGATTGCACAACCTGCGGTGCTATGGGCCTATCATAATGCACCGGGAGCAACAATTAGGGGCATGTGGGAAAACGCTGATTACGTTGTGCACAAGGCCCTCAAAGAAGGAGCGAGTGGATGAGTAAGAATTTTATTTGCAGGGGCTGTCTCCATTATTTTCCGGGCCACTTTTATTATAAAACAGGATGTACGTGTCAGTCTTGGAGCGCATCAATGTGGAGCCAAAAACTGGATATATGTACTAGGTTTGACCCAATCCCGAAGAAAAAACCGTGGTGGAAGTTTTGGAGGACCAAATGACAACCATACAGGAAGCGGCTGAGGCTCACGCAGAAAACGAAACCCAGTGGTGCCGTTGTTCTGGGTTCACCTGTTCTGGGTGTGAGGCCAAGACAATCAAGACCGCTACAAAGGACTTTCTAGCCGGAGCCTCCCACCAAGCGGGGGTGGACAGGGCGGAGCTATCTGCCAACCGTCTTAAGATTCAGCTAATCGAGGATAGAAACAGGGAACTTGAGGAAACACTCGCGGAAAGCGTGAACCATCAGGCTGGTGAGATTGAGCGGCTGAAAAAGGTGCTGTACGAATACCGCGCACGCTACGGCAAGATGGATGAGCTTGATTTTGAGGACGGGACGCAGGAGAGGCTGAAGAAGCTTGAGGCTGAGAATCGGGAGCTTATTGATGCGCTCATGGCCATGAAGGAATGGGAAAAATATATTCTTGGATGGAATCCAGTAAGCCCCGCCCTCCGTAAGTTAAACGACTGCCTCTCCCGCTTGGACGTGAAGAAGGGCGGTGGGGTATGAGTGAGGAAATTAAAATTAACTGGGACAAATTTAACGAGGACACATGGAACGAAATGGAAGCCCGCATCCAGAAACTCGAAGAGGCGCTGAGGAAGATTAAAGACGGCGGAATACCTCACGGCGTGCCAGCGAATACAGCGCAGAGAATGTTCGCAATGTGCGACATTGCCACGGAAGCGCTTGGGGGTGGGTGTGAGTAGTGACACAAAGGATGAGGCGGAGAGGCTGGCGAGGGATTACGCGAAGAAGTTTGTAATCCCGTTGGGTATCGCGCAAGGCATGGAAATGGACGAGATAGCCGAACACTGGCTGGCCGGGCGCAGGAGCAGGGATGAAGAGGTGCAAGACCTTCATGAGAACGTAGAGGGACACCGGGACGCTTGGCTTGGGGCCAGTGACATGTGTGCCCGAGTGGTGAAAGAGCGCGACGCGCTGAGGGCGAGGGTGGGGAGGCTGGAGCGGGCGCTTGAGGTTGCTGCAAATCAACTTGAGGGAGTGTCGTTAGCAATTAGGGCTCACGGCCAGAATATCGAGCCACATTTTTTTATTGAAACGTATCGGCTCTTTGCAGAAAAGGCCCGAAAAGCCCTAGCGGGGAAGGATGGAAAATGAAAATCAGACCAATAGATACTTATGTTTTCTGCGGCCCGCGCCCAAAAACCCAAGCCGACCTTGACGAAATTTTGAAGCTCGGGGTGAAACATTTTGTAAGCCTCCAAACCGGAGCATATGAAGCACTTCATGACGACGCTTATGAGCAAGCCGGGGTTGAGCGCGTTCAGATTTCTTGCTCTGATATTATGCCACCAACAAAAGATAACACCATACGAGTTATTAGGTCTTTACGGTTTTGCCAAACGGTAGAAGCGCCTGTATTTTTTCACTGCCTTCACGGTCGCGACAGAACCGGGTGGATGGTCGCTGCTTACAGAATCATCGCGCAGGGATGGACCGAAGAGAGGGCTTTGGAAGAGTACCTGAACCACGGCCTTCATTGGGTATATAGATTTTGGTGGCCGAGAGTTTTCAGAAAAAGGGGGTTTAAGAATGTTTGAGTTTTTGGACAAGGCAAATGATTTTATATGCAATGCGATTATCAGCCTAGGGTTGTGGGCTGTGTTTTTTGTGACAATAGTCGTAGCGGTGCGGCTCATGTTTGAAACGGCCAAGTGGGCTTGGAATTTGGTATGAAAGTTTCTCGTGCGGTGGGGACAGAGAGTGCGGATGCATACGACACCCACAGACTCAAAGTTGCTTACGGGCAACAGCCGGGTGCAATTCCCGGCCACGAGAAGGCGCTGGTGCCGTTGAAGGCGGCTTAAACTGGAAACGTGGGTAACGGCCAGCGCTCATTACACCGGGTATTGATTTACCGCGCTGCGTGACTTACACTGGATTAGAGCCTCTAGCTCTCAAGGAGGCTTGCATGGTTGAGATACTTTGCTCGGGCTGTGGGTGTGACACGATCAGGCTTGAAGATCCAAACGCACCAGGGAAGCTAATCGTCATTGAGCTTTGCGAGAGGTGCAGAGCAAGTCAGTTGTTTGAAGCTGATCAGGAGTGATCGGCTATTTTTTTGCCCTATCAGTTAATATTTGACAACAATCTAAACAACGCTTAACAATAAAAGCGAAGTTAAAACGATTTTGTCAGGAGCTAGGGATGGCTAAAGGGCGAAAAACAGGCGGGCGAGACATCAAGAAGGGGCAGGTGCTTAACCCCAACGGCAGACCAAAGCTCACTACTGAGCAGTACATATTCGCTCACATGACCAAATCCGAACTGCTCGCGCTGCTTACCAAGATCTGGAAGATGCCAGTTGAAGAACTTCAGCAGTTAGCCGGCACTCCGGGTATCCCATCAGGCGAGGCCATGACCATTAACGTGGTGTGTAAGATCATCGAAGAGGGTGACGTGGACGGTTGGGAGAAGCTACTGCAGCGCATCTTCGGCAAGGTGCCAGACAAGCTCGAATCAAAGAATGAAACAACGCATTTGGTCAAAGAGATGCCCACGCAAGAGCTTGTTGAGGCTGGACTTGAGGCGATTGCGTTTCTTAACGCAAACGTACTCGGTGAAAAACAATGAGTACGATGCTAGATTCGGTTGTAACGAGGCAAGCGAATGCGCAGGACGTTCCCTTCATATTTTCGTCATGGCTTAAGAGTTACCATAATTCTAATTTTGCTCTCTCTATTCCAAGCACAATGTACTTCAAAGAGCAGCACAAGCTCATTGAACAGATTATTACCCGCTCGACCGTTCTTGTTGCCGTAAACCCAGAAGATCAGTCACAGATTTACGGTTGGATTTGTGCCGATACCGCGGGCGCAGTTCCGATCATTCACTACCTGTATGTGAAGCATCCTTACCGCAAGTTTGGGTTAGGCAGAATGCTCGTTGATCTCATCTCAACTGAGCCATTTATCTACACGCACGACACAGGCAAGAAGTTTACAAGCGGGGTTTACTGCCCCTACATGGCGTTTAACAAATAGGAGCAAAGCAATGAAAGTATATAGCGCAGGTTTTAATTCCCCCATCAGACTCGGTAACAAAGTTGATTCATATTTGTGCTCTGACAGGGGAATCGCAATGGAGTTTAACCAGGGGCTTCTCACGGTTTCTCTTCCCCCAAATAGGCCGATCTGTATCCCGGCGGCAAACATCGCTTACATGATTCCGATGGAAGTCGAAGCGGTTGAGGCTCCCAAGCCTTCCAAAAAGAAGTGAACAGCGAGTCTGCAGAGCTAGACCCAGAGCCAAGGCGAGACAACACCGACACTCCAGCTAAGAAGCCGCGGCGCAAGGGCAAGGCCAAGAAGATCAAGAAATGAACGGAGAACTTGCTCAAGAGATTCTAAACGAGCTGGCAAGGCGAGTGCCCGTTGACCAGAGGCTTGCGGACAAGAGGTTTGCACAGCAACACGCATTCGTTACAGATAGCTCAAACTCAATTGCAGCGCAGTGTACGCGCCGAGCGGGTAAGTCCTTTGGTATTGGCCTTAGGCTGTATCGTGCTGCGCTTAAGTACCCGGCGTCAACCCCGCTGTATATTGCTCTAACTAGAAAGAGCGCACATGACATCATGTGGCCCGTTATGGTTCAGATTAATAACAAGTTCGGGCTGGGCGCGGTTCCAACAGAGTCAGCCCTTACCGTCTCGCTACCAAATCAATCCCAGATTTCCCTTGTTGGTGCCGACATGAAGAACTTCATTGAGCGTCTGCGTGGCCCCAAGTACCCAGAGGTTTGCATTGATGAGGCTGGCTCTTTCAGATCGCACCTGAAAAGTCTGATTGAGGACATTCTTGAGCCCGCAACGCTAGATTACAACGGGTCAATCGTGCTCGCCGGTACTCCGGGCGTAGTTCCAAGCGGGGTGTTTTTTGACGCCACACAAGGCACAGGAGGTTACTCGGTTCACAAGTGGACCCTGTACCAAAACCCATACCTACCAAACGCTCAGGATTTCGTTGATCGCATTAAAAAGAAGCGCAAATGGACCAACGATAACCCAACTTATCAGCGGGAGTATCTTGGTAAATGGGTCATCGACCTTGACGCGCTTGTTTACAAGTTCAAGAAGGAGAAGAACCTTTATGCAGAACTGCCCAGAGCAAATGATTACGTTAGAATCCTCGGAGTTGATTACGGATGGAACGACGCAACGGCTCTTGCGGTCGTGGGCTATTCGCACACCTCACGCCGCGTGTACATTGAACACGTGGAAGGGCACTCTGAGATTATCCCTTCGGACATCGCGCAGCGAATTAACCAGCTTCGAGACCGCTTCAAGCCGACGCGAATTGTTGCGGATACTGGAGGACTTGGAAAGTCTATTACTGAAGAATTCATAAGGCGCTACCACATCCCGATTCAAGCCGCAGAGAAGCGCGACAAGCTGTCACATATCGCGCTGATGAACGGTGATTTCATAGACGGCAACCTGTTTGTCCACGAGTCACTGACGGAGCTACATGACCAATACCAAACGCTTACGAAGGGTGATGACAACCGCGAAGATCCAAGGCTCCCGAACGATCTTTGTGACGCAACGCTTTATGCGTACACGCTGGCTAAACACTACTTGGGCAAGGAGAGAGAGCCACGGTTGCCAGAGGGATCTGCGCAGTGGGCAGAGAAGGAAGCAAAAAGGTTAGAGCGGGCTGAGATAGAGCGGTTTGAGCAGCAGAACCGCAAACAAGAGTGGTGGGAGCAATGACTTGCAATATTGTTAATTGCAATTTACATTGTTAACCAATGATCACAACTCAAGAAGGTCTGAAAGATTTGGTGCTGTGGATGAGAAACGAAAAAGTTTCATCCTTCACGGTTAACGGCATCTCCATCACGTTCGCGCCTCGTGCGCTCCTTACTCCCAGCAAGCCCGACCCAAGCAAAACCCCGGAACAAATTCAAATCGAGCGAAACAAACTGGAAGAGGAAATCCTCTTCTACTCGGCGGGATAATCTATGTCAGAAAATGAAGCGCTCTCTAATTACTGGTGGAAAGAGAACAAGGATAACGCTCACGCGACTCTGTTCTCTGTAATCAAGTTCCTTGACTCTCATCAGGGCTATATTGCTGAGATGAACCTGCGACACATGAGGCTTTATGGAAACGTAAATACTCTAGGAATGTCCGCCAACACTTACTCAAGACTTTCACTAATCAACGGTTCTACCGACAAGGTTACGCTCAATATCGTGCAGAACATGTGCGACACAGTGACCAACAAGATTGCCAAGAATAAACCAAAGCCCACGTTCTTGACCTCTGGTGGTAACTTCGGGCTCAAGAAAAAAGCCAAGCTTCTTGATAAGTTTGTTCAGGGCCAGTTCTACGCTGTGGACCTGTATAACAAAATGCCTCGCAGCTTCCTTGATGCTGCAGTTTTCGGCACGGGCCCAATCAAGCTCTACCGCGTGGGCGGTGAGATATTCGCAGAACGCACGTTCATCAACGAGTTAAAGATTGACCAAACCGAGGCGATCCACGGCAACCCACGCAACTTGTATCAAGTAAAGCCGATGCCCAAAGAGGTCTTGGTTAAGAGCTATCCAAAGTTTAAAGACAAGATTCTAGCGTGCAAGAGGGCAGACCAGCAGAATCCCGTACACGATTCTCTGTCAAACCACATTGACGTGCTGGAAGCGTGGCACTTACCTGCAGGTAAGGACTCCAAGGATGGACGCCACGTTATTTGTATAGAGAACGCTACCCTGATTGATGAGGCTTATAACCGCTCTTACTTCCCATTTGTATTCCTGAAGTGGAAACCGCGGTTGCTTGGATTTTTGGGTCAGGGGCTTGCCGAAGAACTCACTGGCATTCAGGTTGAGATTAACAAAATACTTCGCACCATTCAGCTTGCATTCCACTTGATGGGCGCTCCTGGTGTTTATGTACGAGCGGGATCGGTTATCAAAGCACACTTAAACAATGACGTTGGTCGCATCGTTGAGGTTGATGGCGAATATCCGACATTTGCAAACCAGAATCCGGTTGCAGAGCAGTTGTTCTCTCACCTTGATCGACTCTATGCCCGGGCGTTTGAGATTGCAGGAGTGTCACAGCTCTCTGCTCAGAGCAAAAAGCCAGGTGGACTCGATAGCGGCAAGGCCCTGCGCGAGTTTAACGACATCGAGGCAGAGCGGTTTATCCTCATCGGTCAAATGTATGAGCAAGCATTCATGGACGCTACCAAGCAGTTACTTGACCTTGGCAAAGAGATAGCCGAAGAGATGGGCGAGTACGAAGTTACGGTTAAAGGCCGCAAGTTCATCGAAAAAATCAAGTGGTCTGAAGTGGACATGAAAGAAGATGAGTATGTTCTCCAGGTGTTCCCCACCTCAAGCCTTGCACAAACCCCATCAGGACGTTTGCAGGACGTGCAAGAACTCATTCAAGCAGGGTTCATCGATAAGAAGAACGCATTGAAGCTGCTCGATTACCCGGATCTTGAGAGTTACACCTCGCTTGCCAATGCCTCTGTAGAGGACATTGAGAACATGATTGAGAAGATGGCTGAGAAGGGTGAGTACGAGTCACCTGAGCCTTTCCAAGACCTGCAAGCCGGTATCCAGATGATGCAGTCGGCATATCTCAAGTACAAGAATGACAACGCACCCGAGGAAAATCTTGAGCTACTTCGGCGCTGGATGAGCGAGGCAAACGCAATGCTCAACCCCCCTGCGCCTCCTACTCCTGAAATGCCAGTAATGCCCGCACCGATGGGAATGCCAATGGGAGCACCAACGGCAGCACCCATGCCAGCACCTCAGTCGGCATTAATTCCAAACGCTCCGGGTATGTAAATGAAATTTAAACTTAGTCAGTCGATTTCTCACCCTACGTTCTCAGAGCCTTTTGAATCTGAGGTTGAAATCTATGCAAGCTCACTTGCCACGGCGGTTAAACAACTGCGCGTGTCTGGTGAGGTTGCTTGTGATCTTAAAAGCTACAATAAAGCGTCCTACGTTGACGGTCGTGGCGCTACTTTCACATTCACAATTGAGGAAATTAAGTAATGGATGCCACTTTAGCTACGACTACTGCCCCTGTGTCTGCTGCTCCAATGGTTGAAACAAATATCACACCGGAACAAAAGCAACCGGAGCAGCAACCAGAGGGGCAGAAGCCTGAAGAGGTAAAGCCAGAAGTAGAAGAGAAGAAAGATGATAAGTTCTCATCTCGCTTTGCTGCCTTGGCCAAGCGTGAGAAGGCGTTACTGTCCAGAGAGTCAAGACTCAAGGAGATGGAAAGCAAGTTCTCTAGCGCCGAGAAGCAGGACGCAGAATTTAAGTCAAACCCCATCAAGTACCTGCAGGAACGCTACGGGCTTACCTATAACGACCTGACTCAGCTCGTTTTGAACGACAACAAGCCTACTCCTGACATGAAGGTGAAGGAACTTGAGGACAAAATGTCTGCTTGGGAGAAAGCCAAGAAGGAAGAGGCCGAGAAAGCTGAGAAGGCCAAGACTGAGCAAATTATTACCGGATACATGGGTCAGATTGGCGAATTTATTGAGGCCAATGCTGCGGAATTCGAACTGATCAAGGCCCACGGCGAGGGCAGTGAGCTGATTTACAACGTGGTGGATGCTCACCTTATCAAAACAGGCCGGATGCTCTCGATTAAGGAAGCCGCAACCCATGTGGAAAACTATCTGTACAACGAGGCACAGAAGCTGCTCACCCTGAACAAACTAAAGCCCAAAGAGCCGGTTAAAGAAGTTCCCACCACCCAGAAGCCGGTATCTACCGCAAAGACATTGACTAATAACGATCAAACAGAAGTCCC